AACACTATTGCTAAAACACTAGATCTTTCATTAGCTTCTGATATTCAGAAGTATATTCAACTTGCTGACTACCTTGAACAAAAATGTGGTAAGTCTGTAGGTATTACTGACCCTGTTCTTGGACAGACTTCAGTATCTGAAAGAGTTTCAAATAACCAACAAAACCTTGTGCAGACTTCACACATGCTGGAGCCATACTTTGACTTACACAACTGTATTAAAAGAAATGTACTTCAAGGTTTACTTGACTTAGCTAAGGTAACTTATGCTACTTCAGATAAAAAACACATCAGTTATATTCTTGATGATATGTCACAAGAAATGTTATTGATGGATATTAACCTTCTTGATGAAAGCACATTAGGCTTATTTATGGAAGACTCTTCTATGTCAGAAGAGATTAAACAAACTATTCAGCAACTTGCTCATGCTGCAATGCAAAACCAAAAGATAGAGCTTTCTGATGTCCTTAAAGTTATTAAACAAGATTCTATACAAGAAGCTGAAGAAGCATTACTTGTATCTGAAGAATTAAGAGCAGAGAGAGAACAAGCTAGTGCACAAGCTGCAGAAAAAGCTAAAGCTGAGACTCAACAAAAAGCTCAAGATTGGGAAAGAGAGAAAATGTCTATTGAACATGGTAATATGATGGAGCAAATTGAAGCTAAAGGAAATAAGGATATTCAAAAACAAGCTATGCTTTCTATGGGATTTGATCCTAATAAAGATGTAGATGATGATGGAATCCCTGATGTACTTGAGGTAGCTAGAAATGGAGTAGATGCTGAAATTCAAAGGTCAAAAGAAGTGAGAGAAAACAGAAAGTTGGATTTTCAAATCTCTGATGCCAAAGAAAAAAATAAATTAAAAGAGAAAGAATTAGTTCAAAAAGGAGCAAATTCAAAATAAAAGCTATTACATTTTAAATGAGAAGAGTTCATTTTTGAAATGTAATTTATTAAATAATTAAACTTAAATTTGTCACAGTTATGAGTGGAACAGAGAAAACCATTGATCAATTTGGAGGTTGGGAAGAAGCTTCTCAACAGCATGATTTCTTCGGAGAAACTAATTTAGTAGAGGATGTAATTACATCAGTTGAAAAGGATGATGTAGAAGACCCTGCTAAAGTAGAAGCAGTCAAAGAAAAAATTGCCCAAGAAAAAGAAGAACAAGAATTAGTAGATAAGCAATTTGAAACTTTTTCACCAACTTCAAAAAGAGATGAAGATGAAAATGAAGGAGCAGACCCTGGTAAAGGAGAACCTGCATCAGTAGTAAGTCCTAAGACTACTTTAGCTTTTTTAAAAGAAAGAGGTTTAGTAGAGTATGAGGAAGACCCTGAGAAACCTTTGTCAGATGAAGATGCTGAGAATCTAATTGAAGATTCTTGGGAAGCAGCTTTAGAAAAAGAAGTAGAATCTACTATAAAAGAATTACCTGATGAGTTAAAACAACTTATCAAGTTTGCCTCTAAAGGAGGAGATGTGGGAGATTTATTAGGTAAGATGGTGCAACATGCAACATCAGGCATTAATAAAAATAGTGATATAACTAATGAAGATGTTCAAGTTCTTGCTGTCACTATGGATTTAAAAACTCAAGGTTATGACCAGGAGTATATAAATGACCAGATTGAATTCTTGAAGGAGAAAGATAAACTTCAAGGTATAGCTAAAAAATCTTTTGATAAGATTGTAGCTGAACAAGAAGCTGAGACTGCAGGCCAAGTTGAAAGACAAAAGCAAGTCTTAGATAATAAGAAGAAAGCAGCTAGAGATTATAAGAGTAACATCACTACTCATATCAATAGCTTAGAAGATGCAGGAGGATTGCCAATCTCTAAACAAGATAAAACAGTTCTTCCTACTTACATCTCAGAGCCAACTATAGAATTACAAGATGGTAGATTTGTAAGTGAAATGCAAGCTGATCTTTTTAAAGTAATGGCAGATAAAGACAAGATTGTTCTTTTAGCTAAACTCTTAAAGTCAGATTTTGATTTCAGTGCTATTGAAAGAAAGAAACAAACAGCAGCAGCAAGAGGAATCAAAGATGAAATTCAGAGAGCTGATAAGACACAAACTATAACAAGTTCATCTAGTGGAGGTCACAAACCACAGAAGAAAGCAGTCTGGGACATGATAGACTAAATATTTAAAAACAATTATTAACTTTAAACTAAATTGAAATGGCTACATTAGGAAGTAGACTTCTTGTAAAAGAGATGGAGTGGAATGCCAACATGACTGAGCAATCCCATTTGGGAGCAGCTTTGATTGCTAAACCACACCGTATCTTAGGAGAAATGGACAAACTTTTTTCTGCTCAGAACTATTACTCTGACAACCCAATGTCTTCATTGTTGATGGGTAACTCCAAGACTGAAGAGACTATTGGTAACACAGAATGGGAATGGGAATTGAAAGGTGCCAACACTAGACCTCTAGTTGTTGTAGAAAATGTTGAAGCTCAGGGTAACAATACTCCAGGGAAATTCAAAAAAACATTTAAAATTAAACTTGATGAGAACTGGTATTTACCAGGGGATGTTATCATGCCGGGTACTTCTAACAAGAAATACCAAGTGAGAATCCAAAATCAAGGTGTGAAACATGGAGATGGAACAGTCTACACTGTTAGAATGAACTCAGATGACCCACAAGCATTTATGCCTGTTAAGTATTTGAATCCAGGACAACAATGGGGTAAACTATTCTCTCAATATGAAGAAGCTGCAGAACAATCAGGTTCTACTGTATTCAGCTTACCTATTGCTTTCCGTAATAGAATGTCTAAGTATAGAAAAGAATACCGTATCACTGACTATGCTTCAACTGAAGTATTAGCAGTAGCTATTCCTGATTCTAAAGGTGCTTATCATAACTCATGGATGAGATATGCTGAAGTTGAATATTGGCAACAATGGTACAGAGAGGTAGAAAGAGGATATTGGTATTCAAGATCTGCTGATACTGTATTAGGAGCTAATGGTAGACCAGTAAGAATGGGTCCTGGAATTCAAGAGCAATTAGAAGATTCTCATCAACATAGATATTCTCACTTGACTGCTAAGTTAATTGAAGAGTACTTACAAGATATTTTCTACTCTAGAGTTAAACCAGGTCAAGGAAGACAGGTTAAAGGTTTCACAGGAGAGTATGGTATGTTACAGTTCCACAGAGCTATCCAAGATTGGCAAAACAAATCAGGTTTCATTAAAAACATTGAAGTGTATACTAACAAAGTTACAAGTTCAATTCACACTAATGCACTTGAAGCAGGTTACCAATTTGTGAAATACAACATGGCAAATGGTGCATCTCTTGAGTTAATCCACAATCCTCTTTATGATGACAGAGAGATTAACTTTGAAATTGATGAAGTTACAGGTTTCCCTATTGAGTCTCAAAGAATCACATTCTTAGATTTCTCAGGAGAAGCTAAAAACTCTAACATCAAGATCATGAACAAGAAAGATGGTTTTGCATTTACTTATGTTGAAGGTATGTATGGTCCTTATGGTCCTAAAAATGGAGGTAGCTCTGCTCACTCTGGTTCATACTATGAAATGCATGTTGAGAAGTCTTGTGGTATTCATATCCATGACATCACTAAATGTGGAGAGTTAATCTTATCAAGAAACTAATCCCTATACTATTCCACAAAGCTCCTCTAACACAGGAGCTTTTGGTGGTATAAGGAGTAAGGTAATCTCCTAAAAAACAAGTTCATTAATTTAAAGAGAAAAAATTATGGCATCAGTAAAAGTTGAAGTCAGACCTATTGAGCACAAGAAGTGGCACAACAAGACAGGTCAAGAGTCTTTCACAAGACCAAAAAAAATTCAAGCATTAGTAGATGGTAATACCATGAGGTATGCCACAGGTCTAACTGCAGAAGATATTAAAGAGTTAGCTAAAAAAGGTACTAAGTATGATTTATCAGACCAGTACAATTCAGATGCTCCTCACCCATTTTGGGACTCTAATATGGCAGTAGTCAAATTAGAAAACAACACAATGTTCTTTGATTCAGATAATTCTATTGACTTTATCAAGATCAGAATTATGAAAGCTAGCAAGTATGTTGCTAATTCTATGGCAGAGTATGAGCAAGGAGTATGGCCAGAAGCTACTCATGTTATCTATGATGAAGCAGAACAAGCTCAAGTATTAGCAAGTAAAGTAGAACAAAAGAATACTTCTATTATTGAAGGTTCAAAATTAAGTCTAGACAGAAAAGTTCAACTTATTTTGGTATTAGGTGGCAAGAATATGAAGAACCAATCTGCAGACTTTGTTGCTGTAGAGTTAGATAAGATTATTCAAAAAGATGCCGGAGAATTTTTGAGATACTTGAATTTAGATAAAAAACAATTAGCATCACATGCTCTTGTTTTAGAAGCATTACAAAAATCAGTATTAAGAAGAGAAGGACAAAGAATCTATCACATGGATTCTCCTTTAGGAATTGATGAAATAGAGGTGGCTGAATACCTTTCTAAGGAAGAAAATCAGGATATTAAAATGATGATATTGTCTAAGATTAATAACTAAGAGCTATGACCACTAGGGAAATGCACTATGACTTCAAAAGGAAGTTTAATAAAATAGATAGTCAGAAGAACAGAAACTTGTTAGTACCTGAAATTGATTGGTTACTAAATGAGGCTGCTGAACTGTTTGTTAAAAAAGTGTCAAATCCTAAAACTGAAAATGGTCTTGGTTTTGAATCTAGTCAGAGAATCATTGATGATATTAAGAGTATTGTTAAACCTGGGACTTGGATTCCAGTAGTTAATAACATAATCTCTTTGCCTACAGACTACTTGTACTTTGTAAGATGTAGAGTAAGATTATCAAAAAAGAACTGCAAGTCTCAAGAAGCTGTGCTCTACATTAGAGAGCACAGAGACTTGTTTGAAGAGAGTACATTTTACAATGGTAACTTTGAGTGGAGAGAAGTCAATGGTGTTTATACAGACCAAGGAATTCAATCTTATACAGATGGTACCTTTACAATAGATGAAGCTAAACTAACATATATCAGAACATGGCCTTACTTTCATAATGCTCAGGACTTCAATGGAGGTTCTTATGCAAACTTAAGTGGGGTTATCTTGACAGGTACAGTGCAATGTGACCTCCCAGCTCATGTACACAGAGAGATAGTTGATATAGCAGTGATGCTTGCAGCAAGTGAAGTTCCAACTTCAGACTTTCAGCTTAAGGCAGGAAAGTTAGGTTTTAATCAGATTGTTTAATTAAATAACAAAAAGCTATGAGTAATCGTAACAATGATGTTTTTAGAGTGTTACCAGTTAATGACTGTAACCTCTTAGAGCCAGGTCAAGGTGTGACTGTGGAAAATTTGAATGTTGGTCAATTAGGTGCATTTGATGCAGACACTAATTTGGCTATTGATCAATTCACAAGCCCAATGCCAAAGAATATTTTCTTTGCTTTAGCTTATGAAAATGAAGCTGGAAATACTGACTACAGAACTTCTGCAGGTCAAGTAATCCAAAGACAAGGTGTAGTTGGTTATACAACTAAACTTTGTACACAAGGTTCTCCTATGGTAGTAACTGTAGGTAACTTCAAAGCTGAGTGTGATACTGAGTATGGAGTAAGAGTAGAATTCCGTAATGCAAAAATCAATAGAATTCAAGGGTATAACCAATTTAGCAAAGCTTACATGGTTAAAACTCCTTGCTGTGATGATTGTGCTGAAGGATGTGGTAGCTTAGATGCTAATGTATTGACTCAGCTATTTATAGCTAACATCAATGCTGATGAATCAGGTTTAGTATTTGCTCAGCCTGTTGCAAGACAGCCTTTGACTATTGCTACTCATGGAGTTTCTCAGAACTATGCTACTGGAGATGTAATGACTGATGCTGATGTTGCACAATTAATTGTGTTCAACTCTACTGCAGTTCCTGCTGCTTTAGTATTTGCTGATTTCCAATTAGTAAGTCAACCACTTTCTATTGGGTCTTTCTGCCAAGTTAACTTACACTACTACAAATTGTTAGAAACAGTTTTAATTGTTTCTTTAATTGAAGGTTTTGGATGTTCAGGTGCAACTACTGTTAATGAGTACCCTACTTATGCAGAAGGTACAGGAGTTAACATTCAGCAAAAAGAATACCATGCTTCAGGATGGGCAGGTTCAGGACCTTACAAATTGTCTCAAGTAACCGGTACTGCTTATGGCAATATTGTTTACTTAGCTGATAAGAATAGAAATTATGACCAAATTATTTTGGAGTATAACCAAACTTCTGAATCAGGGTGGATGGAGTACAGTAATCCTTTAAGCACTATTTTTGCTTATGAGTGTGATGACTGTGACTTAGCTGATTCACTTACTAGATTCTTGGATGCATTTATTACAAATACTCCAGAATTATCACTAGTACGTTAATTAAGGAAAAAAGCTATTAGATAAAACATCTCTATTTTTATAGAGATGTTTTTTATTTTTTTGTATATTTGAACCTAATAAATATATTTGTTATGGCACTGAATTACACATACATAAAGTATAAAGATGTCCATACTCTTAAAAATGAAGAGAGTATAGACATGAATTATGAGATAGTAAAAAATTCTTGTGATGCAAGTTCCTCTATATCTACAGGAGTAATTTCTCCTGGAGAGACTGTTACTATTAACTTTGTAACTGATGGAAACTATACTATCAATCTTTCTACTTTAAATGGTAATGATTCCTTTAATGTCAAGTATTTTCAGAACTTACTTAAGTCTTTTATAGCTGATGCTGAAAGACTTTTATGTGGTTGTGCTAAGTGTGATGACTGTGCAGAGTGTAATGAATGTCAAGATTACCTTAGTGCTTTCATGAAGTCTTTTGCTTTCAATTCTGTAAACTACCCTTTATATCAACCTTATGTTGAGTTAATTGCCCAAGATACAGTGTGTGACTTTACTGATCAAGTAATTTGCACTATTATCCATGAAAAAGTATTTGGTTCTGCTTCTGTAAAAGAACCTATGTTAAAAATACTAAGTTACTACTATGCAGCTTTCTACTATAAAGATTTCTACATGGCTACTGACTTTGAAGAAGGTAATTACATCACAACTAAATACAAGTTTGATAAGATTGCAAAATGTATTAAAAAATTAGGAGTTGATCCTGCAGATATAATTGAACAATTTGAACAAGGAAGTATGGTTTACTATTGGCAACTAGATAACACAGATGATACTATCACTGAAGTTATCCCTCAACTATCCCCAGCTTACATTGCAGCTAAAGCAAGTTTACCTTTTGCTATTTTTGAAGCAGGGCACATAGTAGGTTATTCTCAAGTAGGTAGAATCTGTTTTGGAATTATGCCTACTCAAATACAAAATTTCACTATCACAGATAGTTTAAATAATGATGTTACTGATGAGTTTGATGTGTATTATGATAACACTATGAGTCTTGCTCTATTTGTATCTAAGATCCCATATAGCTTTGGTAATATTTACTTTAAATTTAAAAAATTAACCTAATGAGTACAGTAAACAATATACCTACAGGGTTATTAGTACCTGCTCAGGTTCCACTTGATGCCAAGCTTTACATAGCTGATGAAGCAAGTTTAATGAACTTGGGGATTGCTAGTAACTTAGCCTACACTTATTATGAAGGTATGATAGTATATTGTGTAGCTGAGAAAAGAAGATATGAATGGAGAGAAGGTTCTATTGGAGAAGTAGGTTTACTTCCAGTAGGATTTACTTATCCTTCTTCTTTAGTTGTCAATGGTCTTGATTATTCAAACAGAACTTTTAATTTCTTCTATGTTCTTCAAAACATGAACATGAGTAATGTAGGTATTGGAGCCCCTTGGTATAAGGGATTTGATATTCCTACTAATGCTCATCAGTTTAGAACATTTCTTAGTGTGGGGTTATTAATAACTACTAGCTTAAATGAAATATACATAGAAAGTAGACCAGGAGTTAATGTAGGTACAGGTTCTCAAGGATATAAAGGAGTGAATGCTTCTACTAAATTGCATGAGTTTAGAACCTTTAAATCTATGAATCCTGCTATTAGTATTAACCAGGTAGGAGATGAAATTCAATTCAATGCTACTTTCTATAATACTTTAATCCAAGCTGGAAATGGAATTAGTGTTTCTGGTGATGGTACTGCTGGAAACCCTTATATTATATCTTTAGCTGCCACTGCTTCTCCTTGGCTTAGAGGAGACATAAAAGAAGTATTTTGTACTCCAACTTATATGACAACTTATTTTCTTCAATCAGGACCTAATGCAGGTTTTGGTATTGGAGAAAGAGCAGGTTGGGCAATTTGTAATGGTAATAATGGTACACCTCCTGATGATGGTAGAGTTGTTGTTGCTTGGGGAGCTTCTTATCCTGTGCTAAATGCTACAGCAGGAGCAACAAGCCACACTTTACTTGAAAGTGAAATGCCTATACATAACCATGATTGGTTATATGGAACTGAACAAGATGATGACAGTAGTGGAGGATCTAATGATGAATTTACAGCTACTGCTCAAGGAAACTGGGGGCCTAATAATGGAGTATTGACTCCACCTATTGCTAATAAAGGAGGAGGACAACCTCACAACAATATGCAACCTTATGTTGTAAGACTAAAAATAATGAAGTTATGAGTTCAATAAATGACATACCTGCAGGACTAAGAGTGCCTGCTCAAGTGCCTTTAGATGGTAAAGTATACTTTGCAAGTCAAGCTGCTTTAGCTAATCTAGGACCAGGTAATAACTTGGCTTATACTTATTTTAAAGGTATGATTGCTTATTGTGCTCAACAACAAACTAGATGGGAATGGAAAGAACCTAGTTATCCTGGAGAGCCAGGGTTAATACCTTCTAACTTTGTTTACCCAACAGGTCTTTCTGTATTTGGTATCAACTATTCTAATAAAGCTTATAACTTTTTCCCAATTCCGGGATCTGTTTTACAAGCTACTCCTACTCAATTATTGAATCAATTAGAGATGTCTTTTGATTGGAAAAAAGGAACTATTCAAGATTACACAAGAGTTCCTGCTGATATGCCACTAGGGGTGACTAATAACCAACATACTAGAAATGGATTTGTAGGTTATGGAAAACCTGTAGAAAATGCAGGAAGTGTAGAACACCCAGAATTTTTTGATGGCAACAGTTCAACTTATGTAGAAGAAAAATTAATAGAGGCTTACATTTATAACTTAGGAGTAAAGGTGAAAGACTTTTCAACTATTGCTAATTATAATCCAGTTCTTGTAATTTCAAAGTATACTCCTAGTATGAAAAAAGCACCTAACACAGGAACTCCTGGTTATCCTGAAGTTAGTTGGAGTAGAGGAAGTTATAAATTTAGTCAAGATAATGATACAGTAAGATTGACAAGAGTGCCAATACAAGCTAGTTATCAAGTAATTGATTTTGGTCAAGAACATTACTTTAGAACTTCTAGATCATTTCAATCAAGTTCTACTTTTAGTGCAAATTATACATATCCTCTTTTAAAGACAAGAGGATGTAAAAGACATAATCATCAATTAACTCCTTTAAAATTATTCTCTAAAGCTTTTGTTTATCTTCAATTTCATATTGAAATAACTGTAGGAGGTAATACTTATCTAAGTGCTCCTTTAGGAAGATTAAAAATGCTTTTAGAATTTAAACCTTTAGTTGGAGTAAGTTATAGTACAGTTCCTGGACAATCAATTAGTGCAGAATTTAATGGTGTTCCATATCAAACAACAAGAATATATTTTAAACATACATAGTAGGTGATGGGGGCAGGTTAGATGTTCTTAGAAAGGACTTACCTTCTGATGAGAATAAGTTAGATGTCTCTAGAAACCCTTTTAGGGTGATGGAGATAAGTTAGATGCCCCTAGAAACCTCTATTTTTAAACAACATAAAACACAAAGTCATGGCAGGGTTAGAAGAAAGATTGAGCAAATTAGAAAGTATATTACACAGATTATTCTGTTGTGACACTAATCAGTTTACAGGACCTCAAGGACCTCCTGGTGCTCCAGGAACTCCTGGTATACAAGGTCCTCCTGGAGTAGATGGTTTAATTACATTTCAAAACTTAAATTGGGTAGGAGACTGGGTTCCTTGTGTAATCTATGATCAATTTGATGCTGTAAGTTATGATGGCTCTTCTTACTTTATGAACTGTGAATCTTCAACTACTTATGAATGTGAAACTCCTGATATGAATCCTAGTTGTTGGATATTACTTGCTAATGCAGGTGCTACAGGTCCACAAGGACCTACAGGTCTTGCAGGTAATGATGGTTCTAATTCAGGAAGATGGCAATATTTAACAACTACTAATTTTGTAGGTGCACCATCAGCAAACTATTTTTGTGTTAACATAAACCAATTAAACCTTATATCAACTCTTGTACTTAATCAAACAACTTTTGGAGGAGATTATCTTGCTTGGTTATCTATCTTAGATGGCTTAGATTACAATTCAAGTTCTCCTGCTTTCCTTCAAATTACTCAAGTAGGTAACAATAATATTACTGCTGTATATGAAGTAACATTCTCTAATGGTTTTGTATCTCCTTCAGTCTTAAGTTTAGAGTTAAATTTTATTGGAGGTCAAAGTGTACCTTTAGATCCTACTAAGCAATACACTATCTCTTGGGTATTAAATGGCTTAGGGGGTACTGTTGCTAATAAAACAGTAGGTAGTATTGCAGCTATCAACATACCAGGTGAAGAACTTATTTATGATTATAACATAGTCACTTCAAGAAGTAAAACAGCTTGTGTTTATCTCCCTAATACAACTCAAATAGGAAAAGAAGTAATTGTGTTTTCTAGAAGATTAGAAAATATAGGATTTTATATTCAAGCTAATTCTCAAATATCAGCAGATCCTGTTTCTGGTACTCCTATTTCTACAGGGTTTTTAACTACTTTTGGTATAGATGAAGGGGAGTCTTTTTACCTTGCTGTACCTAATGGTAATTACAAATTTACTTTTTTAGGTAATACTGCTGCAGGTGGAAAAGCTTTTTGGAATATGGAAGCTTTACCTAACACTTATTTTACTAATGGAGTTCAATTTAATTTGGCAGATGCAAGCACTATACTTGACAATCCAAGAGTTAATGTTACTGTAGCTACTTTGGATGCAGCTACTTTAACCACACTATATCCTTTCTTACAAGCAGGAGAAGAAGTCTTTGCACCTAATCAACCTGGTGGAGGTAAACTGTTTATAAAAACTGCTACTGGTTGGTTATCATCACCTTTAAATATTGTACCATAATGGCCTTATTAGACTTAGAAAAAATCAGAAAAGACATCAACACACTCTTTGGGTATGTTAGATGTCTTATGGCTAAATCAGATGAGAACTGTCCTTTAGTGGCTACAGAGTGGTCAGCAAATCATTCTGTTGCTACAGGTAATCCTTATACTGCAGGTACTTATGTATTTTGGAATGGGCATGTCTATAAATGTAAATTTGACAATGATGGAATATCTCCTCTTAGTACTACCTATTGGTTAGATTTAGGAGAAGGGCATCTACTTGCTGAAGAGCAAACTGATTGGAATGCTACAGGAGGAAGAAGATACATTCTTAATAAACCTACTAATACTTCTGACTTTGTAAATGATGGGGAAGATGGAAGTAGTCCTTATGTAACTCAAGATGAGTTAAATAATTCATTACCTATTCAAGATCTTGACAGTGTTTTAGGAGAAGGAGATCAAGCACCTACAAGAGGTGCTTACATAGAAGAGGTAGGCTTTTGGGATGACTTTACTGCTCCTTTTGGTTATGCTAAAATCTATGCTGATAAAGGTAGAATGTGGTTTAAAAGTAGACTGGGCAATGTTATGTTTACTATAAGTGAAAGTGGTTGGGCATATATTAAAGGTGTTTTTACTTTTAGTTTTAGTTTCCAAACTCTTACTTCTAACAGAACTGCTACTTTTAAAAATGAGTCTGGAGTAGTGGCTTATATGAATGATATACCTGGTCAATATACATTAATAGAGCATGCAGATAATGCAGCAGCTATTTCAGCAGGATTACCTGTGGGGAGAATGTATAGAACAGGAGATGTAGTTAAAATAGTCCACTAATTTAATATTTATAGTAATGGCAACATTTAATGTATTAGAGCTTTTAGAAAAAGCAAAACTCTTTTTAAAAGAGTATTCAGTATTTATTGGCTGGTTAGTTTCAGTTGTGTTAGACACTAAGTATAATCTTTTAGGGATGGTTATAGATAACCCGGACACAGTTAATACTATAAGAGTTATGGGAGCTGCTTTGTTAGCTTACATGACAGAGAATGGATTAAAGTCAAAATTTTTAATTAATCAAGATCATGGCAAGTAAAGTAAACTCAACAACATTTGAACCAAGTCCTAAAGTAGCAAGACCTGGTGTTCATGCAAAAAGTAAAAGCTCTTCTTTAAAAAGTTCTAAGAACTACAAAAAAGCTTATAGAGGCCAAGGAAAATAATCATATATTTGTAACTCAAAGTTCACACTATGAGAACTCTTTTATACCCTTTAATTATAATAAAATGTTGTGCTATGAATTGGCTATCTCTTTACATTAAGTACTTTGTTAAACTAGGAATTAGTTTGAAAACAATGTCTTCAAGTCCTGTGACAGGAATAGCTACAGGAACAGTGGTTGCTGCTTCTGCTATGACAAATACAGAAAAAGCCATTTATCTTTTAATTGGATTTTATGCTTTAGATTTTATCACAGGTATTCTTGCTTCTTGGAAAGAAAAACAAGAAGCTGAAAAGACAGACCCAAGTCTTAAAGAACAAAGTTTAATATCCTCAGAAAAATTAAAGTTATCCGGAGTAAAAGCATTTACTTATGCTAGTGCTATTCTTGCTGTATGGGGAATAGAAAAAGTCTTTATTATTAAGAGTTTTAAGTTTGATAGTTTTAGTGATCAACACATGACTATTACTTTAGTTTTCATTGGCTTTTGTTGTTCTATAGAATTTTACTCAATCTTTTTTGAGAATTTTAAAAGGGCAGGATTTGATATTAGAAAAAAATTATTTGCAGTTATAGGAGAGGTAAAAAAGATAATTACCAAGTCCACAATATAATACATATTTTATTATCTTTGTGAAATGGAATTATTAACAAAGATACAGAAACCTTTTAGTAACTTGACTTTTGAAGAAAAGAAGCATAGATACTATGTTGAAGGTCAACCTATAAGTAAATCAGTTTCTGCTTTAATAGGGAAGTTTTATGAGCATTTTAATGCTCAACAAGTTGCTCCATATTCTGCTGCTAAAGCAGGAGTAACTACAGAAGAAATTCTTGCCCAATGGGCAGCTATAAATCAAGAGTCTAGAGATAGAGGACACAGGGTTCACAACTTTGGAGAAGTCTATCAGTTTAATAGAAACTTGAAACCTTTTTGTCCACAAGAAGAAGCTATTGTAAAGTTCTGGCAAGATGTCCCAGAACACATTCTTCCCCTTGCTGCTGAACTTAGAATGTACCACTTCAAGCATCTCTTTGCAGGTACAGCAGACATTATCCTATTTGACACTAAAACACAAACATATATAATTGCTGATTACAAGACTAACAAAGACTTGTTTAAGAATTACATGGGTAAAACTATGATAGGTCCTTTTAGTCATTTATTGGATATGCCATTAAATCACTATGTAATCCAGCTTTCTTATTACCAACTTCTTCTTGAACAAGTAGGAGTTAAGGTAAGTAGAAGAGTTATTATATGGCTTGGTTTAGATGGTAACTATCAGTTATTTGATACTGAAGATGTTACTGACATTTTAAAAATAACCTTAAATAGTTAGTTATGAAAAATTTAGAATTAAATAGATTTAAGAAAGCCATAGGTAAAGCTACCTTTGGTCTTTTTTTTCCTAATGAAAATAAAAGATTAGAACAAAAGCATGGTGTTGGAAAACAACTTGATTTAGTCTTAGTTACTCCAGGTACACAAACTAATACTGTAACTAATCTTAGAGCACTTACAGGTTGGACTGTTAAAAAAGCTACTGCTTTTTTTAAAGAAGGAGATTATCCTAAAGTTGTTATTTACAATGTAAATCCTGATACTTTTATAGTAGATTTATCTAAACAAGGACTAACAAAAATAACTGTAGCTTTTTACATAAAAGAACAAACTATAAAAAATAATGTAATTTTTGAAATTTATTAATTATGTTTATAAAAGAAATTATAGAAAGAATTCAATCTCTTTACTCTAAAGGAGTATCTAGTGATGAGTCTAGGTTATCTGACAGACATGTCTATAACAAGATCCTCACAGTTAGAATGCAACTTCTTTCTCAGCAACTTAAAAAGAAACAAAGAATAAGTGATTGGAACTATTCAATACTACCTTGTGTAGAACTGATTAAAGTTCCCAATCATGAATGTCCTTGTCTTGGAAATTTAGGTTGTGATGTTTATAGAACTAAGTTTCCAATACCAAGAGTAATGACAGATTCTAATAGACATTACATTGATTTTGTTATGTCTGTTGAAAGTGGAATGAGAATAGAAGAAACTACAAGACAAGGTGTACTTTATTTAAAAGGTAATAAGTACACTGGAGTTAAACCTAAGTATCTATTTGAGAATGGTTACTTGTACTTTCCAATACAAAAATCTCCAGGAGTAGTAAAGATTAAACTTCTTGCTGAAGATCCTTTAGAAGCAATGCATTACCCTTCTCTTTGTGAGGATTGCCAAAACTGTACAGATTGTATTGCTGCACCTGACCATGAATTTGCTATAGATGGAGATTTAATTGAACCTCTAATTGATATTTGTGTTCAAGAAATAATTGGTATCTTTGGAGGAAGATCTGAAGACAATGATAATAATTCAAGAGATATTCAAAGACCTGAAGGTAGATAATGCAAAAAACTGATTTAAACATAAGAAGCTCTTACAAAAGGTACTCTGAAGAAATGAGAACTCCTGTTGAAGAAAAAGAGTTTATAACCATAGCAAATGGCTATATGGAATTTCTAATACAAAAAGTATTAGAGGGAGAAGAAGTGACAATGCCGGCTAGATTAGGAACCTTGTTTATCCAAGGGGTTAAAAAGAAATTAAAGTTTAATAGAGATGGTGTTCCTTTGTTGCCTCCTAATTGGGCAAAGACTAAAGAACTTTGGGATAGGAATCCTGAAGCAAAGGCTACAAAGAAGATTGTCTACTGTTTAAATGAAGAAACAAATGGTGTAGTTTACAAATTACACTGGTCTAAAAATAGAGTGCCAATAGAGAATAAACTGTATTACAACTTTATTTTGACTAGAGCTAATAAGAGAGCTATACATCACAGTATAAAACAAGGAAAAGAATATTTAATTAAATCATAGAATTATGTCAAAATCTATTCAAGATAGACTTAAGAGACTAGAAACTCTTTACAGATGTTTATGTCTTACATCTTCAGGGGGAACACCAGGTCCCCAAGGTCCCCAAGGAATCCAAGGTCCTCCAGGTAGTGCAGCAGAAGCATGCCCTGACCATTTTAAATTGGCAGCAGTATCAGGAAAGTTTAGTTCAAATAGTAGAAACTCTCCTACTATGAAGAATATGTTTAGTGGGAATGAAGGATTAGGTTGGTCTTATGGAAGTTATGATTTCACTCCTGTAATAGATGGTTTTGGAAATTTGATTAGTATAAAATATCCTACTACTTTTTGTGGTATTCCTTTACCTGTAGATTTAAACCAAGGAGACACAGTGAGAATCACTGGCATTGCATATATCATACTAGGACCAACAGACCCTGTGAATCCTACTTTTTATGTAACTGTTTCACATTTTCATTGTCCAGAAGTAAGTCAAAAAAGTCCAATTACTCCTTTGTATACAATTATACCTGTCACTCCATATTCAATAGATATTAAAACTGGAAAAGTTTGTTTCTCAGAGTCTGTTAATTTGAGTACTATACTACCTTCAAGAGAAACTTTCTTTGTTGTAGGGTTAGGAATTGGTAGTACAAATGATCCTGCTATAATAGTTGATGTTAAATTTTCTTATTCATTAGATGTTACTCAAGCTTGTCTAGGTACAGGAGAAAACCTATTTATTAGAAGTTGTTGTGATCCAGCTTATTCAGAAGTTATTCTTGATAATGGAACTCCTGTTGGAGGTTCTTTTGTTGATGATGATGGAAACTGTTGGACTGTAGAAGCAACAACATTAAGTGGTGTAACTTCAATTAGAAATTTATCTAACTCTTATGAAGATTGTATTTCATGTATTGCTAGTAATCCATGTCCTGAAAACTTTTTAATTCAGTCTTGTTGTGGTGAAGAAGATCAAGTATTTTCAGCAGCATTAATTGGAGTTAATGTAGGAGATACTTTTGTAGATACAAATGGAGCATGTTGGAGTGCAATAGATGTGACAGGAGCACCTATTACAAATGTAGTAGATGTAGATATAGTTTACTCTGAAACATCTTGTGAAGATGAAACATGTATAACAGCTAATCCTTGTCCTACCACAGTAACCCTATTATCATGTTGTGGTACTATAGGAGGTTTTAGTACATTAGAATTACTTCAAGCTGCAGTTCCTAGTCTTGTTTTAGGTAGTGTTTTTGTTGATACTTTTGGTATGTGTTGGAGTATAAAAGATTCTAAATACACTTTCCCTACCTTATCTTTTATTGTTCCTGTTACAGAATATTTTGATGATGGAGCAAATATTGCTTGTGATGTTTGTAGAACAGCTAATGAGTGTCCAGAAGATTTTTACTATACAGTACAAAATTGTTGTACAGAAGAAATTGAAGTGGTAATACTTGAAGCTGTGTATCAAGTAGGGGAAACATTATTATTAGTATCTACAACAGGTTTGGGTTGTTATGAAGTATTATCTTGGAGTGACACAGGAATAGCCACTTTAACTTTAACAGGTATTGAAGGAGTGTTTAAAGACTGCAGAGAATGTAGTGGTGCTTTCTCTGCAAAATATGGAGCATACTGTCCAGGAAGTGTAATGTGTTGTACTACTTATGAGAATATCTCTGAAAAAGTACCAAACCCAGGAACAATTACAGGATATAAATGTGATGGAACATGGGTTTCAGACTTTGTATTAAATGTTGGAGATTCAATTTGTATGGCACAAGTCC